CCGATGTAATAGCGCTTGGGACTAACAGGTACGCAAATTATTTTATACCAGTAAAATACAAAGCAATTTATTACGTTCCTGGACAGCTTTTACCCTCCGCCGAAATCCGTGCCCTCCACGCCGACCCCTACGCCCCGATCCGCAAACGCCGGGTGTTGGTGCCGGTGGCTTCGGGTGGCAGCACGACCCCGACCCGAACCGTCTCTCTCCAGGCGGTTCTCTCCAAGACTCAGACGGCTGCCACTTCCCTCACTTTGGCGGTGGCGAAGGCCAGGGCTTTCTCCGCGCAACTCGACTCCGTGCTGCAAGCGTTGAAGACTCTGACAACGTCGGCGGACGCGGCCGTCTCCAAGAATTTACAAGCACAGACCAATCTCGAAGCGGCCGTCTCCAAGAATTTACAAGCACAGACCAATCTCGAAGCGGCTCTCTCCAAGACGCTCCAAGCGCAGACCAGCCTCGACATCAATATCGTCGCCTCCGCCACCTCGAAGCTGGTCTCGCTCGATCTTGCCATCAAGCGGTTGGGCAATCAGTTGCAGTCCAGCCTCGACCTCGGGGTTCAGGTCTCTCAGTCCCAACTTGCTCAGTTGGATGTCCTTATCGGTCAGGCGAATTCGCAATTGGCCTCGTTAGATCTGGCACTTAAGAAGTCACTCAATCTGACTTCGCAATTGTCCCTGGCGGTGCAGTCGTCTATTTCGGCGACAGCCTCGTTGGACGTCAACATCATTCAGGGTTTGCTCGCCAAACTTGACATGGCATGCCAACGGGTGCGGCAGGCGACGACGCAGTTGGATGTCTATATCGGGGAAGCGACCTCGATAATCTTTCACCCCCAGGTTGAGACGCCGGAGATCACGGTTTATACTCCGACTATCGGCAAACCTGTTTACTAGGAGGCAACAATGGCGGCGACTGTTGACATCGTGGAAAAGAACGGCACGACGGGCGCTCAGACGGTGAAGACTTCCGGTACCGTGCGTTTCAAAACGGCGGACGACCCGAATGTCGATCTGAACAATCCGTTGACGGTGCCGGCCTCAGGAAGCAATTTCAGCTTCGAAAAATGGCTGCGGTTGAATGTCTCCGGCGGCACTTTTACCCAGATCTCCAACATCCGGGCTTATACCGACGGGGTCAACAACATGGGCACTGGTATCAACTTGTGGTACAAGACGGCAGCGGCCTATGCCGCACCTTCTCAGCCGGCGGGGACGACCGGTTATACCGACCTTTTCACCGCCACCAGCGGAGCGCCTATCGACCTGAGCGGTGCGGCGACTTACGACAGCACGGCCCTGCCGAAGGAGATCGGGAACCATCTGGTCATCATGGCCGAAGTGCAGTCCACCGCCTCGCAGGGGGTGACACCGGCGGAGACCTTGACCTTCTCGTGGGATGAAATCTGATGGCGATCAACCCGCAGATTCCGTTCCACCTCGATCCGGATGAGTTCGAGATCACGGTCCGGCCTGGGCACCTGTCCGCCGTCAATCCGAAAGGCATGTCGGTCCACGTCGTCGAGGACGCCACGGATGTCGAACCGAAACTCTTCAAGCGCCGTTTGGTGAAGGGTTTCGGTTCTGGCAAGCCGACCTTCGAGACGGTTCTTGTCGCTCAGCTTGGCGATGTCAAGGTCTATGTTCGGGCCGGCACCGTGATCGTTACCCGTAAGGAGCTGTCATTATGAAAGAAGGGTCCAAGAAAGAGGAACGTCTCGACATCCAGAAAGCGATCAAGCGCCCGGGCGCTTTGCGTAAGACGGCACAGCGCAAGGGTCTGCTGGAGGGTAAGAACGACAAGCTCACCAAGAGCGATCTGGACAAATTGGAACGGTTCGCCCGCAAGCACGGCGACTCTCGACTGCTGAAGCAGGTCAATCTGGCACGAACGTTGAGCAAGTTGCGCAAAAAGAAGAAGTGATCGACCGGGACAAACTCGCCAAAGTCGCGCAAGAGACCGAGCGCCGCCTCGTCGAGGAACGGCTCAAACCCTCGCGCCTGCTTTCCGAGTTGGACCAGATCGCGGAGCTTCTCGACGCGCACTGGCAGACTTTGACTCGACCTCAGGTCGAGGCGCTCAAACTTAGAGCCAGCCTGACGATCGAATTGCTCAAGAAAGCGGTTCCGGATCTCAAGTCGATCGAACCTGCCGGCGCCAACGACAAAGCGGTGCAGTACGTCATGGAAGCACCGGTGAAGGTGGCCGACAAAGCGGCTTCCACGTCCGTCGTCGAACTGCGGTTGAAGAAACGGGGTAAATCGTGACCGACCGTCGAGTCATCGAGTACCGCCCAGCAGGACCGACCATCGAGGCGTTTCACGAGTCGGAGGACTTCATTCGGATCATATCCGGTCCGATCGGCTCCTCGAAGACCACCGCCTGCATCATGGAGATCTTGTTCCGGGCCTTGTCGGCGACGCCGTGCACCGACGGTATCCGTCGATCCCGCTGGGCGGTCGTCCGTTCCACCTATCCAGAGTTGAAGTCTACCACTATCAAGTCGTGGCAGCAGTGGGTGCCGGAGAAGGTGTTCGGCAAGATTCGTTGGTCCTCGCCGATCACCCACTCCATCTGGCTGGCTCCGGACTGCCACCTGGAAGTGTTGTTCCTGGCGGTCGAGTCCGACGCCGATATCAAGAAGCTGCTGTCTCTCGAACTGACCGGCTTGTACGTCAACGAACTTGGGGTCGGGCTGCCGAGGAACGCCTTCGACGCAGCCGTCTCCCGTCTGCGTCGTTTCCCCTCCCGCCAGATGCTGGGTGGTAACCGTACCTGGTTCGGTGCCATCGCCGATACCAACGCCCCGAGCGCGGATCATTGGCTCTGGGAGTTGATGGAGACCGCTCCGGAAGGATTCGGGTTCTTCACCCAACCCCCGGCGGTGATCCGCGGCCCGGACGGAAAATGGCACCTCAACCCCAAGGCCGAGAACCTGGAGAACCTGGACCCGGATTACTACCGAAGCTTGCTCGTCGGCAAGCGCGAGGACTGGATCCGTCGCTTCCTCGCTTGCGAGCGGGTGTTCCTGTCCGACGACAAGGCGGTGTTCGCCGATGATTTCAGCTCCCACATCCACGTGGTACCTGCTCCGGGTCTGTCGCCGATCCGTACCAGGAACCTGATCATCGGCATGGACTATGGTTTGACGCCTGCCGCCACGATCGGCCAGGTGGACTCCCGAGGTAGAATCCGCATTCTGGACGAAGTGGTCGGGGACAACATCGGGGTACGGCAGTTCGTCGAGACCATGTTGTTGCCGTTCCTGGATCAGTGTTACCCCGGGTTCAAGTTCTACATCGTCGGCGACCCGGCAGGATCCGCCAGGTCAGGCGTGGACGAGAAGACCGTGTTCGGGGTACTGCGGGACATGGGCCTCACCGCGTTTCCGGCTCCGACGAACCGGATTCTGGAGAGGATCGAGGCAGTGCGTTGGTTTCTCAACCGAGTGGTAGGGGGCGAGCCGGCGTTGAGGATCAACTACCGCTGCCAGAAACTCCTGGCTGCTCTCGGTTCCGGCTACCGTTACCGTAAGGTGCGTACTGTCGGAGATGAAGTGCGGTACCATTTAGTGCCGGCGAAGGACAAACATAGCCACGTGATGGATTCACTACAATACTTGTGCTCTCACGTTAAACATAATTTGAAGCTGGCGGAGAACAAACCGCCGCGCCAAGATACCATGCCGGTCGATCCGGTCGTAGGAGTGTGACATGCCGACCATCCCGTTGGTGAAGAAGGAAGTTCCGGAAGCATTGGCCATGTTCGGTGAACAACTGCGAGCGAAAGCGGAGCAGTTGGTCAGTCATCGAATGCCGATCGAACAACGCTGGGTCGAGGACCTGATTCAGTACCATGGCCGTGACAACCCGGAAGTCGAGCGGCATTTGAAGCGCAAGGCGAAGCGTAGTCGGGTGGTGATCAACATCACTCGGGCCAAGTGCAACGCTGCGGAAGCCCGTCTCTACGAGATGTTGTTTCCCACCGACGACCGCAATTGGTCTCTGCGTCCGACTCCGGAACCGGCTCTGTACGATCGTCAGGGCGCTGATCCATCACTCGATGAAAAAGTGGCCTTGGACCGGGCCAAACGGATGCAGACCAAGATAGAGGACCAGCTTCAAGAGGCCAACTATCCGGTCATCGCTCGGGAGGTCATCCACGATGCCGTGGTGTTCGGCACCGGTATCTTGAAAGCTCCGGTTCTGGTCAATCGTTTCCGCCGCAAGTGGCGCAAGATCGTCGACGGTACCTCCGTCGTTCGGGTGCTGGAGATGACTCCTGACATCCGCCCAGCGGTCGAGCGGGTATCCATTTGGGACTTCTTTCCCGACTTGACCGCTCCGTCGTTGGAAGATGCCGAGTTCATCATGGAACGGCGGTTCCTCACCAGAGCGCAGATTCGCAAATTCCTCCAGCTTCCGGGGTATATCCCCGAACAGGTGATGAAGGTTCTGCAATCCAAGGACCGTTTCAACACCCGCCCGCCGGTGACGGAACAACTGCGATGGATGTCTGGCACCGAGGCCGTGTTGCGCACCGACAATCGGGACGAACTGTGGGAGTATCACGGCCCGGTACCGACGGATGTGCTCAAGGAGGCGGGTGTTGATTTTCCTGGCATGGACGAGGACGATCTCCCGCAGGAGATGGAGTGCATCGTCCAGTTCATCGGTCCATACATTATCAAGGCGGACCTGAATCCGTTGGAGACCAACGATCGTCCGTACATGACGTTCGTTTACGAGCCGGACGATCTGTCTCCTTTCGGGTACGGGATTCCGTTTTTGATGCGCCACTCGCAGCGCATCGTCAACGCCACCTGGCGCATGATGATGGAGAACGCGGCGCACAGCTCCCGCCCCCAGTTGGTGATGAACCGCACCTTGGTGGAACCGGCGGATGGCGATTGGGACTTTTCCTCCGGTAAGATCTGGTACACCACCGACCCCTCGGTGCCGGTGACCAACGCTTTCGCAGCCATTCCCATCGAGAATTTCCAGCAACAGTACATGGCGATCTATCAGTTGATCCGTCAGATCGTCGATGACGAGATCAACCTGCCGCAGATTGCCCAGGGTGCCCTCCAGGGAGCGCCGCCTGAAACCGCTTCCGCTCTGGCGATGCTGCTGCAAGGGGCCAATGCCGTGCTAAAGCGGGTGGTGCGTAAGTTCGACGACGGGATCACCATCCCGCTCATCCGCCGGTTCTACGACTACAACATGCAGTACAGCGACGACGAGGAGATCAAGGGGGACTTCGATGTCGTCGCTCGTGGCAGCACCACCCTGTTGGCCAAGGAGACGCAGATGCAGACGGTGGCTTCGGTGATGCAGGCGGCGATGTCCCCGGCTCTGGCTCCGATGACCAATATTCGGGAGTTGTACAAGCGCTTCCTGACGCTGATGCACTTCGATCCGAACGAAATTCTCCTGTCGGACCAGGAGGCACAGCAGCAGGCGCAGCAGATGGCTCAAGCTCAGGGCATGTCCAAGGAAGAAGTTCTGGCCCAGATCAAGCAAGCGCAGCTTCAGTTCGAGATGCAGCGTCATCAGGATTTGATGAAGGATCGGGAGCTAAACCGGCAGATGAAGCTGCAAATGGCTGAGATCCAGCGTCAGATCGAGATGATGCGCCTGGCTGCCGACAACAATATCGCCCTCGAAAAGATCAAGGCCGATCTTGCCAAGGTAGCGGCCCAGGAGACCAACAAGGCCAACCTGCAAGCCAACGAAGCGATGATCAAGCAACAATTCGGGAGCGGATTGTGATCGACAGGCATACGTTACGACATATCGAATCCGAGGTACGCGGTCGTTTGGAGCGCCTCCAGCGGATGTTGTTGTCCCCATCGACCCCCCGTGGTCAGGTGGATTTCATTCGCGGTGGGGCACATCATCTGGAGCAGTTGTTGGCGTACCTGGATCAACTTTCGGACCGCCAGTCCGGTTGAATGAATGTTCGATTGTTGCTATCTTGTAACTTATTGATTGCTTACGGGGAGAGTGATGGCTGACGATAAAGAACGGGAACTGACACCGGAAGAAGAGTACGATGCCGCTTTCACCGAGTTTCTGGCCGCTGCGGAGGACGATGAGCCGTCCGCAGCCGCCGAAGAGTCGGAGGAAGACACGGCGGAAACGACTCAAGAAGCGACTGCTTCGGACGAAACCAAGGAAGCGGAAGGATCGGCTTCCGAGGAGATCGACTGGTCTCAAGTCCCGGAAGCCTATCGTCAAGCCTATGAAGCCGCGGTCCAGCAGGCGCAAGAGTGGCAGCACCGTTACCAGTCGGACCAGGGCCGCATTCTCGCCGCCCAGCGTCGTCTGGCGGAGTTGTCCCAGCAGCAACAGCAGCAGGCTTATACCGGAGCTGCTACTGGAAAGGGTGGCTGTAAAAGAAAAGAACTGTGAAGCGCTCGCCATGGCAGTGGATGTGCTGCGTAGAGTGGACAACGCCGTATTCAACTGCGCCAAGGCATCCTGCCT